CTTCGGGGGAGTCTGAGTGTTCAGCGATGGACACTTACCGATTCTTGAATGGAGAATTCTTTAATGACTTATGAGCGCTACCGCGAAAGAGTTCCTCCTTATAAACCATCCTTCCTTGGAAACAAGGATGGAGTGAAGCATAAGGCTGGAGACAAGCTTGGAGAGTATCGAGAATATCGAAACTCGAAGGTTGTCTTACGTGAGAATATCATTCTCACGGGTACTCCTAAGGATTCCTATACTTCTGAACGTACTTGGGATGAACTTCATCCTAAGTTTGTCAGAGGTCGTCCTCGAGATCTAGCTAAGCTAGATCAAGATGACTCATTAGGTGGTCCGTTCGCAAATGTAAAAGTAGTGCTTCCGACTTCTTCGGAAAAGGGACCATTTACATATCGAGTTACTGATGGCTTTCCAGCCGGTCAGTGGTGGGAGGTGGAGTCTTCTTTCCTTCCTGAAAACTCCGTCATGGATAGTACTCCATATCTCTATAATTCTTTTAGAGATATTGGACCTATCACCCCCTTCGATGCTGGTCTGTTCCCTTCCTTAAGTCAATATAGCCAAAAGGCCTATGATCTTACTAGGCCAAAAGTTGAGAAGGCCTCGGCAGCGCAATTCTTTTATGAACTGCGCGATTTGCCAGGTATGTTGCGAACCTCTGCCCACTTTTTCAAACAACAGTGGGAGAATGTCCGCCTCATCCACGACCTGCCAGCTGGAGCAAATCGTGAAGCGACTCGTCGTTTCACGCATTCGTTTGAAGCTGGTGTGAGAATGCTGCCGAAGGAAGCAGCTGATCACTTTCTTAACCATAATTTTGGCTGGGTGCCCTTTATCAATGATCTCATTAAGTTCTATGATACCTATCAAAGAACTAATGATTACGTTGAACAGTTAACCAAATCAAACGGTAACTGGCAAGGGCGCCGTGCTGCTATAGATCATGTGATCACGGTCGGTAAGATTGGAGCGCGAACCTACTCCCCAAGGCTTCAGCCTTCTGGTGTTAGACTCAACTCTGTTCTCAAACCGACTACCGTTGACGGGGTTTCTTGTATAGGTTTTTGCGACATTACTCAAACTTTTGAGCTTGATGTATGGGCAAAAGGATCCTATAAAGTTTATATCCCCGAGTTTGATGATAATCTGCTTACTTTTAGTAGTCAGATTACGAGCATTGGTAGACTCCTTCGAATCTACGGTGCCCACATCAATCCTTCACTGATCTGGAGAATTACGCCATGGACTTGGCTTGTCGACTGGTTCTTTAGTGTCGGTAGAAATATCGACATCATTAATGATCAGTTTTTTGACAAGACTCCATGTCGCTATCTGTATTTGATGGGAAAGTCCTCTCGTAGGATTGTCTCCAATCATATGCTCTCGACTTGGCAAGGTTGGCACTCCCTTAATTGGGAGCGCTCGCTCTCTACCAAGCAAAGAGTTTTAGCAGATAGTCCATTCGGGTTCGATCTGCGTTGGGATCAATTGACCCCAAAGCAATGGGCAATCCTTGGTGCGATTGGTATTACCCGGTCAAACTTTGGATAATACTTCACGTGCCTAGCGTGGGTGGGGGGATGGAATCCCTCGTCCTGCACGTGATTGAACTCCAATTCCTTTAGGAGGTCAACCACATGGCTTTTGCCGACCCAATTACTTTTACCGTTAATTCTGTTGCTAAAGTTATGGCGAGAGTTCAAACTTCACCTGGACAACCGTCCACGTGGAGAACCGGTGATGGACTTTTCATTGTTGAAATTTCCCATCAGCCGACTCGGAAAGACGGTAAGAACCGTATCCGATCTCTCGTTCGCTTTACGCAAAAGGCCGTAGTCACGAATCCTTTAGATTCGACTAATGACTACGATACCATGCCGATTTCAGTGATCATTGATCACCCTGAGTTCGGTTTTACCGATACTCAGGCCGGCCAGAATGCAGCAGCGCTTTTTGCGTTCCTGTCGTCTGCAAACATCACAAAACTCTTCGGACTTGAGGCTTAGTGCCTCTAAGAAAGGAGAATTTTTCTATGAAACTTTCAACGTTTCTTAAAGGTGTCCTAGACACCCCTGAAGTTAAGGGGTTGTTGAAAGGCACTGGTATCGACACTGATCTTTTGATTAGTGTCATTAATACCAAAGGTCACAACATTGCGATCGTAAAACAACCACAATCTGTGACTAAAAATAGAAAGGCTAAAGTGAAGTCTTTGTGACTTCCCTTTGCGTGACGCAGACTGGTATTAGTAATCTGATGCCAGTTAGGCATCAGCTAGGCAGTAGTCGTGTGGCTTGATGTTGGCCCCCAGTTTCTGGAGGTAACATGAAAAGCAACGAGGACTTACGTCCAAGTGACTACCTAGGGATGATCGAATGCATCTATTATGACGCATCGGTCAAGTGTGCCGCTGATGTCTCGGATTTACGTGATCTAATGACTATCAGATCACGGGTCAAATTTGAGGGTATGTCTTTTTTGACTATTACCCTGCCCCAATTCTGTACTGACTTCGAGAGAAGTCTTGAATTGGGGTATATTGACACAACACTCTTCAGATCTTTCAAGAAGAGTGGAGCAATCCCTGCGTTTTTGCAAGGTATGCTCTGTCACATATTTGACCGCGAGACTGGGAGAATTTACGATGTTAAAGAACCTAATTATTCAAGCGTTATCCCTCCTATTGTTGCTTGCATCAGACAAATTTGTCTTGCTTGCAAAAAGTTGGAGTTACCGTGCACCCCCGAAAGGGAGAGCGCGGCGCTTGATAATTTCATCGCAATTGAACGCTCCTTTGAGATGTTTACGTTGTCGAGAGAGGATAAATCTGACTTTGTCAGTGTATCTTCTGTGCTTTGGGACAATATCATGGGCAATTTATGCCTTGATAAGTGTACTCCTAGGCACGGTCCCGGCGCTACCGCCGAATCAATTTCTGGAAATCAGAAATTTGTTTGGCGTAGTTGGCATGAACGTCTTGAGCCTTTCTTCCCTTTCTTTTCTTGCGCTTATCCTATTGGTTTAACCAGTATGATGGGCGCTCGTTTTGAAACGGAGCTCGACTTAGTCACGTTTCGTGCTAGTGATGAGGAACAACCCGTAAGAGTTGTCCTTGTCCCTAAAACTCTCAAAAGCCCAAGAGTAATCGCTATTGAGCCCTGCTGCATGCAATACACGCAGCAAGGGATTCGAGACGTCTTATATGATGTCATCGAATCACATTGGTTGACTGGTGGTCACATTAATTTCCGTGACCAATCTATCAATCAAAGCCTTGCGATGAGCTCGTCGAAAGATGGTCAATTAGCAACGATTGATCTAAAGGATGCAAGTGATCGCGTTCCGCGAGATCTTGCTCTTTTGATGTTTTCGGCTAATCCCGATCTTCGGGATGCAGTCGATGCGTGTCGATCGACTAGTGCATTACTTCCTGATGGTAGACTTGTGTCTCCGCTCATGAAGTTTGCATCAATGGGTAGCGCTCTGTGTTTTCCGATTGAGGCGATGTACTTCTATACAATATGTATAGTCGCCCTACTTCGGTTTCACAATCTCCCAGTAAGTCACAAGAACGTTTTTATGTGTTCTCGTGACGTATACGTTTATGGGGACGATATCGTTGTCCCTAAGGACGTTGCGGCTTCTGTTCTTGAGTCCCTTGCGAAGTACAACTGCAAGGTTAACTCTTCCAAGACTTTCTTCAATGGTTATTTTAGAGAGTCTTGTGGTACGGATGCTTACCATGGTACGCGGGTAACTCCCGTGTATCTTCGTAAGCTTTTTCCGAAGAACAGGCAGCAAGCTAGTTCTATTGTTTCTAATGTTGCTACGGCCAACCTGTTCTACGAACAGGGTATGGTTCGCAGTGCATTATATCTCTTCCGTATGGTTGAGAAGGTCACTGGGCCTTTGCCTAGCGTCCTCAGCAATAGCGCTAGTCTTGGTAGAAATTTCCCGTGGTACGTGACGGTGCCTAAAAGGTACAATCACGATACTCAGTGCTTAGAAGAGAAGCATTGGGTTGCCACTCCAGTATATCGCACTGATGAGCTGGAAAATTTCTCTGCTCTCTCTAAGAGTCTTCTTCGTCTTCAGCTATCATCTTCTGATGATATTGATGATGTTGATCCTCTTAGTTTGATGCGTTCTGCACTGCACGGCGCAGTAACACTAAAACGCCGTTGGGTCCAACCAGCATCTGGTTGGTTTTCTCTTAAATAAGAGATGGTGGGGGAATTTCTCTCGGTCAGGTGGTGTTATTCCGCTAATAAGGAGAGACCTTCCGTTAGGAGGTCACTTACTTATTTTGCCCTCAAATGCGAGGGTTAGCGAAATCGCATATGCCTTCCGAGCGAAGCAGTGCC